CTCCCGTGGTCGTCGAACACCCTTCTTGGGTTGTTTTCCTTTTCCTAATTTCTTCCGTTGCATGTTAGATAGTAGAAGTTTAATGAGTCAAAACTCGGAATGCGGATGGCCAAATCCACCCGCTATCTAACATGAAACCGCTTAGCGCGGAACAGCGGCAGGTGGTGGCGCTCTCACACCACCACGTGCCGGTACCCTAGGTTGCCAAGTCCCAGCTTTTATCTTGGCTTGTTTCCAAATTTCAAACTCTGCAGGAGTCTGTTTTGGACGGGCACTCTTCTGTTTTTGTTCTTTAACGACTTTGGGTGGACGATCTACCCACAGGCCTCTTCGTACACGATCCTGTTTCCACTCCTCGAACGTCCTACCCGGAGTTTTAACACTTGGTTCACGCACCTTAGGATGTGGCGTTAATCGCTCTAAAGTGACATTCTTGGTCTCTAAGTGCGCATATTTATGGTCGTTAACGGGGGATGGGGGTGGGGTTGGGTTCAGCTGAGATGCTTGTACTAGGCGCTTTACTTCTTTTACATCCTCCTTGCGCTCCTTGTACTCGGGAATTTTACTATCATATGGTATTACATTATCATCAATTACAACAGGGACGTCTGATTTGGCAGACGTTGGCTCCTGAAACATTGGTGGATGCAACATTTGTGTCAATGATGATACATCCCCCAACCAACTGGTGAAACGTTGATAGTTAAACCCTGGCATAACTTTTTGGACATACGCCATCATCCAATCAGCTGAATCATTAACGTATTGAGACTCCTTATCCCAGTGTGCCAACCACATTGTCATTGCTTCACACCCGGGCTCCTGCTGTAGTGGAGTATCAATAAATTGTCTCGCCGTTTTACAAAAATCCCCTATGATAGGCGTGTTTTCGTCTGATAACGTAAAACATCTCAATTTCTCTTTGAGTTTCATTAAAGGGGTTACTTTACTAGCTAGTCTAACTGTGACATGGAACTTAGATAATTGTCGCGGAACGTCACAGCATGTGTTGACATCACCATACCATACATCAGGTGAGTACACCCTAGCCAAAAATGTGATTCCTAAAGCACCACTAGGTACGTAGTCGGCTTTCAAGTTCTGACCAACCATCGTAGCTGCTTTCTGCAGAGTCAAGGGCATCACATTAGCGGTCACACCATCATCTCCACCATAAATACCTAGCTTCTTAAAAGCAACTTCTGGTTCAACATAAAGGCCATCTACTTTAGTCATTCGTATAGCTAAGAATGAAACAAAAGCATTTACTAATGAATTAAATAATGACGTTTCTGGTGAACCGGAAGCT